ATCGTAACTTCAGCTGATCCGTTGGTCGTGGTAAATGCACTTGTAAGCGTTGTCGTAGATTTGATAGGGTGTATGTCATAGTATACACCACCAGAAAATGCGTATAAGATCCTGTTTGTACCTATGATTGCATATTTTCTAGATAGACTATTTACAAAATGATGAAGACCTCTACCTGCTCCTGTAAGAGCGTCATCTCCTAATTGCTTCCAACCACCTATTTTTTCAGGTGTGCCATATCTAAACCTAACATTGTCACAATCAATCCATTGACCCTCTGCCCCAGTAGGTGTTACTTGTTTATTAATACCTGGTTGAAATCCTATTTTCTGTAACATAAAAATCCTATAATATTTAGGCAGGAGATGTGGTATGGTGGTATCTCCCGCCAAAATATTATTCTACTACATTATTGCTATAATTTAAAGCCTTTAAACCAGTCAGGCAAGCCTAAATGCGGGCGTTCATCAAACATATTTTTTTTTGATCCCGGTGTTCTGCTATTATTGTAGTGTAGAAACACTTGAATACATTCGTCACCTTTAAATTTTTCTCTCCAATGCTCTAGTTCACAACCTTTGTAAACCAACATGTCGCCTTGTTTAAGATTTATTTTAACTCCTTTTTTACTATTTAATCCAGAGGGTTCCAAATATATAGGCCAATTATCGCCACCAAGATTCATGGTTGTAGATATTTCACAACTAAATCTATCTTTATGTCTTTTTAATTCATGACCTTTTTCGTATATTCTTGCATAAGTATACGCTGGATACAATTTTAATTCTGTGGTTTTCTCCATAATTGATTGACATTTTAACATTAAAGTTTCCATAGCTATATCACCATAAGAAGCATAAGCTCCTGGAATCTGATCTTTCTCACTTTCATAATACCCAAGAAATCTTTCAAATGGAGATATATACCTTGCACTACTACAAGTATTATAAACTTGTTTTTTTATAAAAAAATAGTTTGCTAAAAAAGCAGCTAAATCTTTTGTTATTGCTTTACGAATTACCACGTAATTGTTTTTTTTAAAACTCATTGCAACACCTCGTCGACATTAAGAATTATGTTACCAGAAATACTTACTCTAGTTTTATCAGAGGAATAAAAAGGATATACTAGATGAGGTCTATCTCCTGTAAAAAATAACATAGTTCCTTCATCTTCTGGATTTAAATAATAGTCTTCAGTAGCTATTTTTCCTAAAGAATTTACATAAAACATTTGAAAAGTATTGGGGTATGAACAATTAGAGTGATTAACAAAAGGTAGATTCTTTTCTTTATCATGACGAGCAGGAATTTTTACCCAAACTACAAAAGAAAAAAGTGCAGTGTGTGTATGAAAAGGATTAAACTCATATTTTTTTTGAAAATTTACCCAAAAAGTTGATAACTTAAAAGCACAATTTTTATTTAATAATTCAGGAATTATCCATTTTTGATTTGCAGTGTTTTCTAAGTACTCATCAATACATGATAATAATTCATTTTTAAAAAACCAATTATTTTTATCCTCTATTATAAAAGAACTATCAATTTGCCCAGCTAAGTTATGATTCCAATTTTCTTTTTTATTCTTAATAGCTTCTTCTAAAACTTTCATTGTTTTTTTTGAAAGCTTTCTTTTTATATAGCCTACATTATTAAAATTTTTAAACATTTTTAATTATTTCTTTTGATATAGCTTGTATATTCCAATGTATAAATTTAAAAGGTTCTTGACCATGATCCACAGAAAACTCATGTTCTAAATACCCTGGAAATATAATTAAAGTTCCTGGTTTAGGTTTATAATGAATTAAATCTAGACCTGCAGAAATGTCTTTTAAGCCTTCTTTTATTTTTAATTTTGTAGATCTTGCACCAGTCTTTGGTTCGTGAAATATTGGGAAAGAAGTTTTATCACTACATTTTAAAAAATAAAAACCTGATACGTGTTGGTTCCAATGTATGTGTGCTGAATGATATCCACCACCTTTTTTAGCAAACTCTTGAACCCACATTTCAGAAAACATTAATTGATACTGTTGCATGTCGTAACCCATTTGATCTAAAAACTCATAAGATTTTTGACCTACATAACTTCTAAAATCTAAAAAATCATTATCTATTGTTAATGGCGTTGAATGATAACTTCTTCCAAAATCACCGTGTTTTTCTATCCACTCTTTGGCTTCCGGAGTATTTTTAGCTTTTTTAATATATTTGTTTGTTACTTTATTTAAAGAATTAACAAATTCTGTTTTTTGTTCAGTCCAAATAGGTGTCCAAAAAAAATTATTTATTTCCATTATTTAATATGTCCCAAAAGATAATACAACTCTCGGTGTCAAACCTATTGCTGTGTGTAGGGTATTTGCTGGTATTTTAAGTAAATCACCCTTTTCTACCATAAATTCCGAATCATTAACTTTGTACAAAGTTCTACCCATGGCACCTATTATATAAACATCCTCTTGGTCTTTATGTGTAATACTTGTTGCACCAGATTTAAAAGAAAAAAACATATATAAATTAGATTTTTTATCTTCTTTATTAAACTCTCTATTTAAATAATTATATAAAGAATTAAAATCTTCATTATTTCCTATATCTCTAATTAAAAAACAGCCATTTAACACATATGATTCGTGCCAGTTACCAGAGAATATGGATGTATAATTATTATTTTCTAATAAATTAGATATGTAATTAAAATCTATTTTTGTTTTAAACTCAAAACGGTTTTTTTCTATCATAGTTTTACAACATTATTTAAAAGGGTAGCCTAGGTTCCATACAACCAAACTATACCTTGTTCCTTTCGTTACTGGTTTAACTCTATGCCACACAAAACTAGGAAATACAATAATAGATCCTTTTGGTAATATTACATTGTATTTTATGTTTTGATTCGTCTCGCATATGTGGATCATAGTTTCTAAAATCAAATTCTAACTCTCCACCTTTATATTCTGAACCATCTGTTAACTGACAAGTCATGGATAATTTTCTAATTTTACCATGATCTAGTGTATTTGGTTTATCATAAGGTTTTTTCCAACTATCACAGTGCCAGTCATAGTATTGATTTATTTTGTATTTGGTAAATTGACATTCTTCAGATTTATCCCATTGAAAATTCCATCCTGCTAATTTATTAGCTTGATGCACATATGGATGTAATTCTCTATATATCCAATTATCACTCATCCATACTAAATCTGATTTTCGTTTTTTTTGTAAATTTTTAATATCTTCTTTATTTAAATTTTTTTTATCAAATCCACCAGTTCTAGCCATAACTTCTTTTTTTGATTTAGCATATTCTATAACATCGTCACAAAACCTAGGTGTTAATGCAGATTTAAAATACCAATAATAATTAAACAAGTTCATAAGTTATAGTTTGCACAAAATTTAAAGAGTCTTTTTGATTATTTGTTAAATAATACATACAAGTTGAAGGAAACATTATAAATTTATTGTCGATAAGTGGTATGTCCCACGATCTTCCTTTACGCCTATTATCATCATAGTGTATTCTAACAGAACAATCATCTGTTTTTAATCCGTACAATAATACATAATCAGGAGAATTTTTTAAATCAACTGGATTTATATTTAATAAAGGAATTGTTTTTTCATTTGGTTTATAAGTATTTGTCCAAGTGTCTTTATTTATTAAAGTTAAATTGTGTTTTACATTTATATGTTCCACTACATATTTAGTTAATTTATCCCACTCTCTACTAAATTTAAATTTGGTATTAGATAGCTCTGATTTCACACCATCTAATATTAAAGAACCTCTTTGAATTTCAAAACCTTTAGGCATTGAAACATTTCCATAGTATATAGCTATTTCAGATAATACTTTCTTGTGCATACCAATTCCTTTTATAAAGGAATGTTTTTAAATGTCAATAATTATGCTAAGCCGTTTTTTAAATCCCAACCTGTATTATTGTCAGCTTGATACGCAGCTTCATTCCATTCATAATACCAGTGATGAGTGTTTGCTGCACTTTGTGATTCTTGTTCATCCGTTAATGTTGGAATAG